GGTTTTTCTTCGGGTTTTTCTTCGGGTTTTTCTTCGGGTTTTTCTTCGGGTTTTTCTTCGGGTTTTTCTTCGGGTTTTTCTTCAGTATTTACATCATGTATATCTTGTTGTTTTCCAACAATTTCGCTTATTTTCTTGGCATCTACACTGCGTACTTTCTTAAATACAAAATAGCGATTCATAAAAGATATTTGTTTTTCTTCTTGTGACATATATAAAGCATCTTTGTAATTAGATTTGACACTGGGTTTCATTTTAATATCCATTTCCATATGTGTAAATAATTCATTAAATAATCCAGTGGGGTTAGGTAAATTCATTTGAGTAGCTTCTTCTTTTGTAATTAAGACAAATCCATAATCTTCCATGAGTTGAATTAAATAATTGAAATTTACCAAATATTCACGGAAAACCTTATTAATACTTTCTTGATAAACATCAATAGGATATCCCAAAGATTCTTCGTCATCTGGAAATCCAGTTTGGTCATACATTTTTGTTAATTCATATATTTTTCGTTCACCTTTAAAAATAGTAATACTTTCGTTTTTGCTCTTTTGTTGTAACATATCAAAAACATGTTTACCGTCATAACAAGTACCAATATAATAACCATTAACTTTGGTACATTCACTAACATTTCTCAAAAATTGGTGTATACTCGTATTATTTTCAAAGAAATAATGCATGGCAAATTGACAAGAACTAATATTAAAACCAGACTCTGCGACACCATAATTTTTGTAAACACCTTTACCTAATATAGCCATATCTTTAGAACCATTACCGAATACAGCATTACTAATTTTTTTATCCTTATCAGTGTAATAAGCTTTTCCAGTACGTATATTTAACCCACTGTTACCGTGTGTAAACAAAGCATTGGGCATATTGTTGTATTTTCTATGAGCCTTAATATATCTAGAACATGCACCATCAATTTGATTATGAATATTATCCTTTGATATATCAACACCGAATACAAATTTGAGTTTGGAATGAATCCATTTTGCAAGGTCACCTGCTTTTCCAACCGCATAATCAATTAATGTATCATCTCTATTAGATACAGAAGAAATTAATTTAGATTTTACATATAGATTATGAAAGTTGCGTAATGCTTGTGTAGATGTTTCGTCGGTGGATTTATTGTAATAAACTTCATCAACAAGTTCCGGTATATTATCACCAGTACTAATCATTTCGTCTGTAATAGGATTATGAATAGAATGCCAATTATTATTAGCCACATGATATGCATTACCATAATTTTTCTTGATATTTCCCAATAATTCTGCCGTTTTATCATATCGTACACGTAGTGGAACCCATCGCCAACCATCTTTATTTTCTTTTACATATTTGAATTCAACAATCATATCTTTATCAAAGTAATCGCCCTCTTCTGTTTTCATAATAAGTTGTGATTTGTCTTCAACAAGCATAACATTACATAAATGCGCGTTTTCGTCATAAGGGTCACTAGGGTAAAAAGGAACAGGTTTATATGTGTTGTCGTCATCCATTGTTTTGAAATTGACAATATCATCATCTAAAATATTTTGACAAGGATTTAAGAAACCATGTTTACGTTCACTATAACCGCAATGGAGTATGAGTGTTTTATATTGATTTATATTTTGTACTACTTGTGCATTATAACCACTATTAAAAATGTGTTGGATTTCATCTTTTCCCATTTTATTTTTTTTAACATTAACCAAGAAATCAATAGTATTGAATTCAGCTGGTTTCCATTTGAATGAAGATTCCCATGTAGATTTTGTTATAGGACCAGGTTTCCCCCCAATAGTATTTCCCCCAACTGGCAATAATGATGGTGTAAAAATGAGTCCATCTGTATTATATTCAAATACCCCATCATTTACATTTGATAATATTTTAGAGCATCCATTGAATATAGAATTATTTTCGGTTTCATAATAAAACGACTTACTTTTTACTAGAAATTCACAAGGAATCATATTTTTACTAGGCTTTACTTCACCATTGGCAGTACTATCTAATATAGAAATCGGTTTTAATACATCAATAAATTTATACAAAAGAGGTAACCGATATTCAGTTTCATTGGTGGTATTAGAAGAGACAAATGGTAATTCTCTGACCGATTTTTCATGTATAAAATATACATCAAATGCTGCATATAAGTTAATAAATTTCCCGTTTTTATCATGTTTAATAAGTTCACCATCCAATAAACTATTAAATATAGTTTTTTCAATGGTTTTTGTTCCTGTAAATATAACACTCATATTTGTATCAATCAAATATATTTTACCAGTATCATTAATATATAATAATTTACGGTCACCATCGGCTTTATCTGTAACAGTATAATTATTACGAATATTAGGCATAGTCAAATTTAATTCTGTATTATCAATAATATTTTCCATTTGTAATGTTAAAGAACTAGGACCAATAAATTGAGAAGAAGTAATTTTATATTTATGCTCTTGTTCCTCATTAACACCATGAATCAATTGCATATATGATTGTAATATTCCATTTTTTTCTTTGTACGAAATCGGGTATTTGCTACATTGAATACCACTTAAAATGATTCTAATACATTTACGTAAAGCAGTCATTAATTTGGGTAAAGTATTGTAATAAGTGCCATGACCAACACGAAAATTATCTACTTCTAATTCAACCTCATAACTTTCAATATTATTAAAAACATCCGCTTCTTGTATTGTATATTTTGGTATAACTACTTTATCAACCTTCTTTGACGTTTTAACAATAGTAATATCTGCAAATACAGGAAAATCTGGGTGCTGGAAACGAACACGATTCATAGAACGGAATATTTTGAGGGAATCATTCCATTGGTCTATTATTTTACGACTAAAATTAGATTGAAAATGAAAATCTTGCTCGGTTTGATAAGCTACACGAAAATTAAAGTCTTCTACATCAACTTTTCGTATAAATTCACCAGATCTTGTGGTAGCACTCATTTTTTGTGTAAATTTAAATTTATTGAAAATGGTGGATGGCATATCTATAATTTTTTGTAAACTATTTGTGCGACAATATTCTTGAATTAAATCTAAACCAATAATTTCAGCACGAACATTAGACATTTTACGTAATCCTGTTTTCATATCAGTAAATTCATTCTGTATACGTAACATATTAATACCTTCGTCGTTTTCTGGTGTAAATCCACACATGTATAATTGTTTTACAACATTATCATAATCTATTTTATTTAATGGTTTTGCTACTTTTGGGTTTGTACCAAAGCGAACCTCTAATTCGCTTGTTTTATTATCACTACGCGTAAGTGGATTACTTTCTAAATAGTGATTAACAATACGTTCAAAATCTTCTTTTTGTTCCTTTTGCGTTTTGTTAACAGCCGGAACTTGTGATTTTGATTGTACGTCTAATTTCTGCATAGTTTCACCTGGCATAATAATATATTGTATATTATTATATCATATTATATTTCTATTTCAATTTTCTAATAAATTAGATTATAAATGGTGTAATATATTCACCTAATAATAAATATAAATCATTTTTTTTATATTTTGTATTATCATTATACGCATCAAATATCTTAACCATTTGGATTAATTCATCTACTTTATAGGAACCAATAGATTTTAATGGTTTATTTTCATTATCAATTAAAAAACTACTGTTACGAATATCAATTAACTCTGGTTCAGTTAAGCTATCAACATGAACACTGTATCTATTATTATCATTTTTATATATAATATAGGTATTATTATCATTGTCACCAGATGAAAATTCCATTCTTAATTTTTTAGTATGATTCATTATAATAATATTGATATTTTTATAAACAGTAATAGCAATTAAACATGCAATATTCGTTGTTTGAATATTTGACATAAGATCAGATAATATTTCTTGTACACCCGCTTTTGTTACTTTATGATTAGAATTTTTAATTAATGTTGGTTTTTGTGATATTTCTTTTGATAATTCATGTTTCCACTCTAGTTCACGCATATTATAATTATGATGAATACTTGTATATTCCCCGTAATCATTCAACAAAATATATAAACACCAAAATAATGTATCTTTTTGCTTTGGTTCAATCATATTTATTATCTCTTTAATGGTAGGTTCTTCTTCTTTATGTTGTGTATTTTCCGTTATCGTTTCATTATTATTCAACGTATTTTTATTACATAATGTCAGCATATATGGCGATATATATTGAATTAATTCAGTATAGCTAATATCTTTTTCTATATTATTTGGTTTAAACAGCAAGTTCTGAATTGTAATAGCCATTATTCACCCGTTATACTATATGTTATTGGCACATTGTCTTTATCTTCTTTATTATCTATTAAAACATTTTTGAATTCATTCTTTTGATATTCAGTAGTAATTAAATTATCTTCCTGGTCTTTTGTGTAAGAAATATATTTTTGTAATTCTTCAATTATATTATCATCTATATAAGATAAATTAATAAATACACCACTTTTGTTTTCATTTAATTTACATAAATGTTTAGAAAAAATTCGTAATATTTCAATCTGATGGTGTTTATTCATATTTTCAATTGATGATTTTAATGATTCCATCACCTCGTTTTTTTCCATTAATATACATATTGTCTTCGGTTTATATAGATTTTAATATTATTTTATAGATTATGCTTGCAATATATTTATTGTATTGTAGTATAAATTTATATAGCAAATTTATATATAGCAAATTTATATATAGCAAATTTATATAAAATGTCTTGGCTCGCTGAATCACAAGCTAATAATTTAGAACAAACATATATTAATACGTTTTTAGATGTAAGTGGTAATATTATTCATCGTAAAGGGTATTTAACTGTTCTTGATGGAGATGTATCTTTTAATAATGGAGATTTATATGTAGGTGGAAACATAACAGCTAATTATCCTGATAATTCTATTCCTGCTTCAGCTATTAATGGAGAAGTTGCTGCTGCACCTAGTTTTAATGGAGCAGTTGCTATGAATGATGACCTTACTGTATCAAAAAGATTATTTGTTATTGGAGAAGCTACCGCACCTACTATTGATGACAATGCAGATAGCACAGATCATATTGCGACTACTGCATTTGTACAATCGGTCATCTCTACATTAGATGCAGGTCCAATGGCTACAAATATTGCGAATAATACTACTGCTATTACCAGCGAAGAAACACGGGCTACTGATGCTGAATCTACTTTACAGACAAATATTACGAATAATACTACTGCTATTACAAGCGAAGAAACGCGAGCGACTGATGCTGAAACTATTTTGCAGACAAATATTACGAATAATACTACTGCTATTACAAGCGAAGAAACACGAGCTACTACTGCTGAAAGTGCGTTGCAAACAAATATTGATGCAGTAGTAAGTAGTTTAAGTCTTGACGGACTTTCTGATGTTAAAAGTGGTGGCGATGACTTCACAAATAGTTTGTTAATTGGTAGTACAACTACTGGTTCTCTTGATGATGCTAAAGAAAATACTGGAGTTGGGTCGGGGGTATTTAATGATCTTACTTCTGGTGATATGTGTACTGCGATTGGATTCCAGTCATTATATTCTAACACAACTGGTAGTTATAATAATGCTCTAGGAACCAGTGCATTAAGAAATAACACAACTGGTACTTATATTAATGCTCTAGGAACCAGTGCATTATATAATAACACAACGGGCAGTCATAATAACGCGACTGGATATGCAGCGTTATATACTAACACAACGGGCAGTCATAATAACGCTATAGGAAACCACTCGTTGAGGGTGAACACAACTGGTAATTTTAATACTGCTATAGGACACACTGCATTAAGATATAACACAACTGGTAGTTATAATAATGCTCTAGGAGCCAGTGCATTATTTGAAAACACAACTGGCTCTAATAATATTGCGAATGGATTCGAATCGTTATTTAATAACACAACGGGTAAACATAATACTGCGTATGGACACCAAGCTGGAAATGTTAATGTTACAGGAGATAAAAATACTTATATCGGTCATGGGGCAAATGCAGCAGTTGATCAAACAGCTTTAAGTAATTCTACTGCCATTGGCTATGATTCTAAAATAACTGCAAGTAATCAAATTATGTTAGGTACAGCAGATGAAACTGTTGAAATACCCGGTAATTTGAATATTGCTAGTGACAAAATTGCTACAGCACCTACTGTTAATGGCACTGCAGATAACACAAATAATATTGCTACTACTGCATTTGTACAAGCGGTTGTCGCAACAGTAGATGCGGGTTCAATGTCAACAAGTATATCAAATAAAGCAAACATTGATTCACCGGTATTAACCGGAATACCAAAAGCCCCTACTGCTGCTAATACTACTGATACAGACCAAATTGCTACTACCAAATTTGTTCAAGAACGCATTACTACAATAATTGGTGGTGCACCCGCTGCATTAGATACATTAAAAGAAATAACAGACGCGTTAACTGGTGCTGATAGTGCAGCTGGTGCTATTACTACAACTATTACTGATAACAAAACAGCGATTGAAACTGAAGAAACACGTGCTACTGGTGCTGAAACTACTTTACAAAGTAATATTGATGTGGTAAGTGGTAATTTAAATCTTAATGGACTTTCTGATGTTAAAAGTGGTGGCGATGAATTCACGAATAGTTTGTTAATTGGTACTACATCTACCGGTATTCTTGACGATGCTAAAGAAAATACTGGAGTTGGGTTGGGTGTATTTAATAGTCTTACTTCAGGTGATGGGTGTACTGCGGTTGGATACGAATCTGGAAATGTTAATGCTACAGGAAATAAAAATACTTATATTGGTCATGGGGCAAATGCAACCGCAGGTCAAACCGCTTTAAATAATTCTACTGCCATTGGCTATGATTCTAAAATAACTGCAAGTAATCAAATTGTGTTAGGTACTGCAGCAGAAAAAGTTGAAATACCCGGTACAGAATTAAATGTTGGTGGGGATATAATATTCACTGGGGGTTTAAAACAAGATGATGGTGCTGGTAATTTATCAGACTTTCGTGGTGGGGCTTTTAATATAGTAGAACCAAATATTAGCAATACTCCTATTCGTTATTTTGTTGATGTAAATTATGATGGAGATACCGCTACTACTATTGCCCCCTATTTCATATTCAGTAGCAGTTCTGGTGGACCCGCGTTAAATAGTAGTTCTCAACCTTTAAGCTTGCAAAAAGGGTTATCGTATATTTTTGAAGCCACTTTTTACTTGACTGACACGAATCATGCATTTAATATAGGTTCTGGCCATAATGAAAACAATACAGGTATATCTGTCACATCAACAGGGATTTCTCACATTTTTGTCGGTGTAACACATGATAATCAAAATGTAGCGGCAATAAAACTAGGTAAAACATTAAGTTTTACAATACCTTATGATTATGCTGGTGATTTAAAATATTACTGCTATACACATTCAACCATGATTGGAGACTTTAATATAGTAGATGGTCCACCTGAATATGCACATTATTCTAATGGAATCCATATTGGTGGTTCTACAGAGCCCGCTGATGATTCTAAACTAGAAGTAACAGGGGATGTAAAAGTAACAGGGGATGTTAAAGCAACAGGGGATGTAATATTTACTGGTAATTTAAAACAAGATGATGGTGCTGGTAATTTATCAGACTTTCGTGGGGGTGCTTTAAATATAGATGATACCGGAACCGAATATGCACATTATTCTAATGGAATCCATATTGGTGGTTCAACCGAGCCCACTGATGATTCTAAACTAGAAGTAACAGGGGATGTAAAAATAACTGGGGATGTAAAAATAACTGGTATGTTTAGACAATGGTAATCCCAACATTATTATATTATTTTTCGTTTATTAAATATAATATAATAAAATAGTATATAATGAGTTGGGCAAGTGAAACCGAAGCGAATAATTTAGACCAAACTTACATAAAAGATTTTTTAGATGTAAAAGGTAATATTATTAACCGTACAGGTTATTTAACAGTTCTTGATGGAGATGTATCTTTTAATACTGGAAATTTATATGTAGGTGGGGATGTTGATATTATTGGAAACATAACAGGTAATTATCCAGATAATTCAATTCCTGCGACTGCTATTAATGGACAAGTGGAAGCTACACCTAACTTTAATGGTGATGTAGCAATGGATGGTAATTTAACTGTCGCGAACAAAATTTTATACAGTAATATGTATTCAACAGTAGATGATTTACCCGATGCTTCTACATATCATGGTATGTTTGCTCATGTACACGCTGATGGTGGTGCGTATTTCAGTCATTCCGGTAGCTGGCACCAATTAGCGAATATTGAATCACCTAATTTTACGGGGGCAGTTACAATGAATGGAATTACTGTTGGTACCGGAAATTCTAGTTCTACAGATAATACAGTAGTTGGGTTTGAATCTGGAAAAGCCTTTAGCACAGGCCTGCGTAATACTTCGGTTGGTACTTCAACTTTATCTGCTATAACAAGTGGAACTGATAATACAGCTCTTGGTTATGGTGCAGGTAGTAATTCTACTGGTATTGAAAATTCTTTTATGGGTTCATATTCTGGTCTTTACAACGTTGCTGGTTCAAATAATACTTCACTCGGGTATTTATCACTTTTATGTAATGTGGCTGGTACAAATAATGTTGCTATTGGTCATAATGCTATATTCGGTTCTCAAAATAACGATTCTACTAATAATACTGCTGTTGGTTCTAGTTCATTAAAGGCAGTTCAGGTAGGTGCTAATAATAATACTGCTATTGGGTTTAATAGCGGTGCTACAAATACTACTGGAACGAATAATACATATCTTGGTGAAGGTGCAGATAGTAATTCTAATAGTTTCTCTAATTCTACTGCGGTTGGTTCTGGTTCTAAAATAACAAAATCTGACCAAATTGTATTAGGTAAATCAACAAGTCCACCAGAAGTTTATATTCCTGGTAGGGTTGGTGTTGGAAATAACAACCCTATGACTATGATGCAAATTGGTCCAGACCTGGCTACGGATTATGGATACAATTATGACGAAAATGCGCTATTAGTAACTCATCCAACACCTATATCAGATACCGCAGTGAATGACCCAATGACGGTTTTATATTTAGCACGTGACGGTATACCGAGCACATCAAATTCAGTGAGGGCGGCGTTCAAATTATCAAAATATGAATACATTGGTGCTCAAAACCCAAAATCACGACTAGATATAGGGTTGTTAGAGAACTACAATGATAATGAACCTAGTGTGTTGACGTTGTTAGGCAATGGTGAAGTACAGATTCCCGGTTCACTTGTTGTACAAGGAACAGCTACCGCACCTACTGTGTCTGGTACTGCAGATAGCACAGATAATATTGCTACAACTGCATTTGTACAAGCGGTCGTCGCTACAGTAGATGCAGGTTCAATGGCAACAGATATAGCGAATAAAGCGAATAAAGAAAATGCGGCATTAACTGGAACACCAACTGCACCTACTGCTGGTAGTACTACAGATACCACACAAATTGCTACTACTGCTTTTGTACAAGAACGTATTACTACAATAATTGGTGGTGCACCCGCAGCATTAGATACATTAAAAGAAATAACAGACGCTTTGACCGGCGCTGATAATACAGCTGGTGCTATTACTACAACTATTGCCGATAATGCTACTGCAATTACTACTGAAAAAACACGCGCAGAAACTGCTGAAGGTGTCTTGCAAACAAATATTGATAATTTAAATACATCAGTGTCTGGAGGGTCTACTTTTGTTAATGCTACTGATTTTGCACATTATTCTAAACCAATACATGTTGGTGGTTCTACAGAACCCACTGATGCTTCATTAAAAGTGACTGGAAATATAAAAACATCTGGTGATGTAATATTTGCAGGTAATTTAAAACAAGACGATGGTGCTGGTAATTTAACAGACTTTCAAGGAGGTGCTTTTTCAATAGAAGCAGGTGGATTTGCACATTATTCTGATAATATTCATATTGGTGGTTCCACCGCGCCTTCTGATGGTTCTAAGTTAGAAGTGACTGGAGATATCAAAATGTCTGGTGTAATTAGACAATGGTAATTTGCAATATAAAAAAATAATTATTCATTCATAATAAATAATTATTATTAGTTTTTCTTTTCTATTACATCTTTTTTTCAATAAATTTGGCGATAACGCAAATATAAGGATCATTTAATTCAAACCTCACACCAATTACATTAACAACTAGTTTGTCATTTTCAACAATATTCGCAAACTTTTTATCAGTAAAATGATGGTCACGTGCAATAAATACAGTTACGGGTACTGTGCCATCATTATTAACAACCTCTGCATGAATACCAGCTTTGGTAATAGTTTTAGTATCACATTCAATTAACATGCCTTCAACCGGATAACAAATCATACATTCAAATACAACATCAAATTCAATACGGTCACTCCTGACATAACCACTAGAATAACTAATAATACGTATAGAACCTGGTTGTATAATTCCTTCAGCAATACATTTTCCATTTACTCTATGATTAATTTCTTGTTCTAAATTATGTTTAATATTTTTACCAACTTCAGTAATCATTAAATGCACTTTTTGTGATAAAACGGAAGGACTATATACGCCATAAATCTTCTTATTCTCATATTGTTTATTCATTACTACTATAATGTGACAAAATATATTTTTATGTTATTTACAAAAATATATTTTTAATTTCAATTTTTTGATTTAAATTTTTTGATTTAAATTTATATTTTTATTAAATCATTTGCTAATGTCTCTTCTGGATCAAAAAACCATACTTTTTCATTTTTTGTTAATGGACATTCATTGTAATATCGCATAATCATTTCTGTAATAACACATAATCCAATTCGCATTATATTTTTGGCATTTACATTCACATCATATTTCATAATACTACCTTTGTCTTGTCGTCTTGGATATGGATTGTTAGCTAAAACCTTATTATTTAAAAATTTAATTATATCTTTTTTCCCACTAACACAACATTTAAAACCTTTATTAATAACAATGTTTTTATTGTTTGCATTTTTTTTAACAATTTCTTTTAACTTAAAAACGATTTCATTATTTTTAAATAAATGCATAAAACCAACAAAAGGTTGTATTTTAGATTTTTCCACATAATGTTTATTTCTTAATAAGTCAGCAAAAGTTCGTACAATAGATAATGACCCTTTTTTCCACAATCGGGTTTCTTTAATTTGTATGTATAATTCTATATGATTATCGCCACTTAATGCAATTGCCTTTTCATTATTATATGTAAGAATTTTTTCATCAAAATATGTTTTAATAATGTGCTCAATTGGAGAACCTGATGTGTATGGTTCAACTTTATACAAATGATGCAATATAACTAGTTTATCATCCAATTGAATAGAATCCAACCAATGATAAATAGCATATTTTTGTATATTTTCTACAGGAATATTAATATTGTTCTCTAATTCCATATATGCATATCCAAGATGCTTATACCAATCACTTTCAGCAGTTTCCATGATAATATTTTTTGCATGGTTCTCTTTTTCTACGTTTATTTTATCTAATTCTGTTTTTAACTTATTCAACAATACATCATATGTTTTTTCTAGTTTATCATGTTTCAATGAAGATTTTAATACTACATTGAGAACCTTACCTTCAGGTTTTGTAAATTTTTCCTTTTCTATAGGTAATTCCATAGATAAATCATTTGGTTTATAATTAATTGGAACGGTTCTCTCATATATACTAGATTGTTCATCACTAATCTCTACAGGTTGAAATCCATAATTATCATCCGTATTAATTAAATAACCATTTCTACCATATTTATCTACTACAAAATTATTTTTATTTTCAACAAATCTAGATAATACATAATCTATCTGTTCTATTGGGTATTTTTTCATAATTTGTATGGCATTAATTAGAGGTTCTCTTTTATAGAATATTTGTTCCTTAAATAAATCACGAATACGTTTTGTGATTGAACTGTAATTCATTTTCACATAGTGTTCACCATATGTATTTTGATTAATATCTTCATCATTTATTTTCGTATTTGGAGAACATACAAAATCACAGTTCATATAATCACACAAACTACTACCTTCTTTGTCCCCTATTTTGTAATCTATTTCTTGATTACTTGATAACTGTAATTTTATATCTTGGTTCTCTGCAATTGCATTTAATTTGTCAATCGTAAATGATGTTTGCCCATAATTTAATATACAATCTATTGCTATTTCCTTTAAAATTCTTGTTATTTTTCCTATTTCCATTGCCTTGTTCTCTGCATAACGGTAAATATACAAGTCAGCAGTTTCATTATCTGTTGTTGATTGTGTAGCATGTAAATATATTTCAACATTTCTTTCTTCAAATGGTAATGCACAGTGACTTAAATTACGAACTGTTCTACCTATGATTTGTTCTGGACGATTCATATTATACCAAGGCTCTAATACATGCAACTGACGAATATATTTAAAATCTAATCCTTCTGCTGCTGCTTTTGTAATTAATATTACTTTTACATTTTCGCCATTTTTATTATCAATATTTGTTACATACTTAAGGTCTTCTAAATTATTGGGTGAAAATGATTTATCACCTGTTATCATAACATATTTTGCGGGTTTGAATGAATTAGAGTCTTCCATATCTTCTTGTTTTGTGAATGTATTTACATCAATTGGTGCAGTGGGCGCGGTTTCAAACAAAGATTCAGTATATTTGGCAGAACCATATCTAGTAAACCCCATTTCTTCTAATACGAGAGCCATTGGCACCACACCACCGTCCAAATATTGTGAATAAATCATAATAATGCCTTTAGAATCTTTTATTATAGTGGATATATTATGCATTTTACCACTATATTTTTTGATATTTTCTTGATTAAATATATTTCCATATTCTCCTTGTATTTCAGGTTTATAATTAAAATTATATCGTAATTCATGTGGTGATGTTACTTGTTTATAAGATACAACATTAGATAAACCCGCTTTACCTATCATATTACTAATTATATTCTCATTTTCAAGATTGTCATCATGTTTATACGTATTTTCATCTGCACCACCAGTTTGTTCAAACTCTTTTTCAGTGGGTGATAACTCTTCAATAGGTTCTTCTTCCGTTGGTGTTTCGGTTTGTTCAAATTCTTTTTCAGCGGGTGATAACTCTTCAATAGGTTCTTCTTCCGTTGGTGTTTCACTTGATTCTTCTTCTGTTGTTTCACTTGATTCTTCTTCTGAGGTTTCACTTGATTCTTCTTCTGAGGTTTCAGTAGATTTTGCATCAAAATTACTGTTTGGGTAAATTATATTTAATGATAATAGTGGTTCTCTAAGATGAGTATATCCAAACGATTCCATGTTTTCAAATGTAGGCATATTTCGTTCTTTTCCAAGAACATTTACAGTAGAAAAAGACTTTTTTAATAAATTCTTTAATATAAAATCATAAGCCTTTTTTTGATAATCACCAAATACATTCATATATAAAGGAATTTTACTAGGTTTGTTTTCTATAAGTTTATTATTCATTTGCATAGATGGATAGGAATCATATTGTATCATTTTTCCTGGTGCAAAATCATTAGGATAAATACGATATGGGAATGTGTATGGATTTTCACCACGTACATAAGAAATATAACCGGTTAATTTACGACGCAGTAGTTCTTCTCCACCTTCTATTTTTTTACCATCTTCAGTTGTTTTTGCTTCTATAAAATTGCCTTCTTTATCAAATACATCACTCTCTTGAATCATGCTTCTTTTATCAACCATATTTAATAAATTAGTAATCCATATAATCTCACGATGATTATTAAACATGGGTGTAGCAGATAATAATAGTAATCGCATATTTTCTGCGTATTTGCATACATGCATTAATAATGTAGCAGTTTTTTTGGATTCTTTGTTATCTTGCATAATACGTATATTATGAACTTCATCAATAATAACCAATCTATTATTAAATATTTCTTGAATTTTTATAATTTCTTGTTGTTTTTGTTGTTTATTATCTAAACCAGTAGATTTGTCTATGTATATTTTACGCTTAATAAAATTAGCAAGTTCACCATAACCCATAAATACATAATATTGATTTATTAATGCGTTTATTTGAGAAACAATCTTTTCTTTTGGTATATCTTGCAATTGAGTAGGATTAATTTCTTGTAATAATGTATTTCCAATACACGTATTTAAATTCCAAATACCCCCTTCTAATATTAATTTGCTTTCATCAAATAATTGTAAACGAAAATTATTTTGTACATTAGGTGAAGCGATTATCATAATTCTTTGTGAAATGCCGGTTTGTTTCATGTAATTACGCATTTCTTCTGCAACACCAATAGAACTGCATGTTTTACCAGTACCTAATCCATGATATAATAACAAACTATTGTATGGAGTTTGAAAAGAAAGAAAATTTTTAACAAACACTTGATGTGGTAATAATTCAAACTCAGCATTACACATTTTACTAGCATGTTCTTTAATATTGTAAATAGTACCATCATATTGTGTATCGTTGAACTCTTTTCTTTTGGCTATTTTACTATTAAAATTGGGGTCATCTAATTCTGGATATAAAAAATCATAAGTATCTTCTAATTTAATATTATCTCTTTCTAATAATTCCTTTTCTTGTAACATTCTATTATATTTTTTTGAATCAATATCGTTACCGATAATACCAACTTTATTCTGTATATTTTCTTCATTTGTTGTCAATTTTAAATCCATATCGGGTAATTCATAATTATCAATAATCTCTTCTTCCTCTGTATCTTCCTTATTAATAGATTCAGTTTTTTCATCTACATTAGTATCTGGTTCTGTATTATCTCGTTCTGTATCATCTTCACTTATAGAAGATTTATCATCAATAGGAGTAACAGATAATTGAGGAATAGATTCTAATTTATTATCATTATCAGTATTCCCTATATTTTCTTGCATATTTTCCAAATAAATAATTTGAATAATCATCTCATCATTTAATGTTCCATAATATGTATTTTTAGTATTTTTGGTTATATTTTTCTTTAAATCTGCAACAATTTCTTGTAACTTTTTGCCAGTAATTTGTTTACCATCAATACGCCCATTTTTCAAAGTACTTATACGTTCAAAATTCGTATTTAAAAAATCAATATCATATGTTTTACCTCTATTACCATCAACGATTAATGATAATGTTTGTCTATTAAATTCCAAGTCCAATGATTTTAATTTATAACATATTTTGTCAATATTGCACCTGTATCCATTGGGACATCTCCTATCATTACATGTAATTATATTCTGTTGTTCAACGGGTACATTTGTATTTTCTTCTTTATTATTGTTAAATGGATTTATACTAGAAATACTATCAGTAATAGAGTTAATAATCGTGGTAGGCTCTTTTATATTTAATTTACGTCGTGTTTTATTTGCCGGACTAGTTTCCCTATTTTTATGTGTTTTCTTTGACATGTTATTAAAATATATGTATATAATTTACACATATATTTCATTTATCTAGTTTGTAAACCAAATTATATATAGGATAGTGGAAACTGGATCAATGTTTTATTTATATTTGTTATTAGTCTCTTTTTTTCTAAATTATAAGGACGCATTGCTGAAATAGATTCATCATATGTTTTCCACTCCATCTTACTAACTTCAGATACTTCAAAATTATTCATATTCATACTATATTCATATGGAATATAAGCTATGTAATACTTATGTTTATAAGATTTATAATTAGATCCTGTAAATAATTCTTCAAATGGGTAAATATTACGAATATTATATAAATATTTACTATCAAAACCAGTTTCTTCGCAAAATTCGCGCATTGCACAATCAAAATCCTTTTCTTGAAAATTACGTCTACCTTTTGGAAATCCCCATTCAGGTTCTTCCCATTTCATATATTTATTACTATCATCTATTAAGGTAGCTAAAGAATATGTTTTATTTTTTATAGTAATACCATTTTTTAATTGTTCAAATTTTTCTCTAGAACCATTTTCTTCATGTTTATATTGATTACTTATATTATTATCACCCCAAATATGCTTCCATAAATCTGTAAATGTTATTGTTAATAAATAATTTTTTTCTATATTTGTCATTTGTTTTAACATATTTATAATATAATCCTTATTATAAAGAGTATATTTACCTCGCATAAAATCAATAAAACCAAATGTATCTTTTCTTCTTATTGTTAGATATTGTATTTCATTATTAAATATACGAAAAGCTATAATTCCTATACTTGTTATAGGCATCTTACATAGGTGATATACATGTCCTGTTTTTCCACAATTATTGCAATAATTATCATTCATTATATTAAATACGATAAATCCTAGATTAATATAATAAGGTGTCTTTATATAAATATCTAAGCTATGTTTTTTGATTCTAATGTTTGGGGACCACATTATTGGTTTTTTTTACATACGGTTGCCGAATCATATCCAGAACATCCAAATGAAATAATAAAAAGAAAATACTATGATTTAATACAAAATATGCCACTGTTTATACCTATTGATGAAATTGGTGACAAATTTAGCAATCTTTTAGATAAATATCCGGTTACACCCTATTTAACATCTAAACAATCATTTGTGCGATGGATGCATTTTATACATAATAAAATTAATGTATTACTTGAAAAACAAGAACTATCTATGCCAGAAGCTCTTGCGCAATATCGGTCAGCATATAAACCAAAACCCGTTTTTTTAATTGAAAAAATGAATACACGAAAACACTACATTTTTGCGGCTTTTATCTGTATTTTATTATACTTAATATATTTATATTATGAATAATATTACCAAAATATTCTCTATATAATATAAAATGCGGTTAGAACTTTATATTATACTTATTGCTGGTTTTATTATTGCTAACATTTATACAGATGGTAAATACACCAAATTGTTAATGTCTAGTAAAAAATATTATCAAATGGCTGGTGTTGCGTTCGGTGCATTAATGATCTATATTTTATTTAAACGTAATCCATTGCGTGCTCAACAAATTGTTACTGCGTCTAACGATTATATTAAATATTTACCTATTGATAAAAGTACCTCTAATATGATATCGCCCATTCTTGATTTCACAAGTAAACAAAATTTTACAAATCAACAAATGAATAGCATGGATGGTGGTAGTTATAATAATCCTATTATTGCGATGCCGAATAATCCCGTTCAACAAAACAGTGAAAATAGGATTATGAATTCAGGGATTATGAATTCAGGTAAAAAAGCGACAAAACGTTCTGTTAGTGAAACTAAAAAGAAATTTGTAGCATCACGTCAAGATTGGAAATGCGGGGATTGTCAAAGTCAATTGACTGCATGGTTTGAAGTTGACCATAAAATTCGGTTAGAATATGGCGGAAGCAATCATGTTGATAATTTAGTTGCATTGTGTAGAGAATGTCACGGTAAAAAAACGACTATGGAAAATTTATAAATATAATATATATGATTCAACTTATATTATATTTTTTAATAGGTTCATTAGCTGGTATATCAATGGGAACAGTTGGAGTGGGTGCTGGGGTAATATCTATACCATTATTAACATATTGTGGTATGTCTATTAATAACGCGGTTGGTGCTGGATTATTTATGCAATTATTACCTCAAAGTTTACCGGGATTTTATTTATATCATAAAAAAGGTTATATTGATTATTTATCTTCATGTGTAGTTGTACTTGGTTCATTAGTCGGTATATTATGTGGTGCTTATTTGATAACAAATGATTACATTAGTGAAAAAATGTTATATAAATTATTAACTATATTATTAATTATTGTATCAATATATTACACGAAAAAATCTTTTTTTGATTAATTTATATTGACTTTGTATATAATTTAATCTACCATCATTTTATATACATGGAAATTAATCAAGCAATAGAAATTATTAATAAAAATAAAAGTTATATTGCATCATTTATATCATTATTGATTGCTGCTATATATACGAATGATTCTATACAAAAAACGAATACAGAGAACGAGCCGAATGATAATAATACTTTAATTATTATTATATCGTCTTTAGTAGGAATTGGCTTCTTTTTAAATCAATATTTTCAAAATCAGTTCTCTTATTTAGTTCCCGTTTTTTCTATTATAGCTATCATTTCTATTATTATATACATTCTTGTTACTATTACATCTAGCACTGCATCTATTGTATATTATATATTTGGATTTGTTGCTTTTCTTGCTATTATATTTGGATTAGCTTTGTTCTTTTACATATTTAGTAATTATTTAAAATCAAAGACTGGTTGGACTGGGTTTTTCATCTATTTCTTATTTTATATTCCTTGTCTAGCTCTTGCATTTGTAAAATATATTATTAATGAATTTAAAATTACCTCTAATCCTGCCTTAATATTATTCTTTATTGAATTGGTATTACTACTTACCTATATTGTTCTTCCTAAAATTATAATGCATATTTCTAATAAAGAAGGGGTTCCTATTTTAGAAGGTAGTGTTTTTTTAAACAAACAAAATACATATGCTATTGAGACTACAGATTTACTTGATGAAATTGTTAGTGAAACTACTATGCCCGACCAATATGATTTACAAATAGCAGGTAATGTTAATAAAACACAAATACGTAATTATTCTTTGTCTATGTGGACATATTTAAATGCCTATAGTAAAAATAAAATGCCATATAATACAGAAACTGGTATTTTTGATTATGGTGACCGTAAACCAAAAATTACCTATTATAACAGCGATGACCAAAGTGAACAAAGAGATATTTATCGCATATATTTTACAAATAATACTGCATTAAATGAGGATAATGATGACACTAATAACTTTAAACCGTATTATGAGTTAAAACTACCCACTCAGCGTTGGAATAATTTAGTATTTAATTATAGTTCTACACATGCCGACTTATTTGTGAATGGTAATTTAGAAAGAACATTCAAATTAAATCAAAAATTACCAGAGTATAGTTCAAGTGACGTAGTTACAACTGGCAGTAATAATGGATTAGATGGTGCTATTAGCAATATTAGGTATTATCCAAAAACAATCAGTAAACATAGAATTACAAGTATGTATAATATTTTTATGAAAAAAACACCACCTACAATTAATTTATAACGATTTAATATATACAATAATATAAAATGAATATTGTAGCTATTATTTTAGCCATAGTTGTAATACTACTTTTTTACATATTATATAAATTCTTTTTGTTGAAATCTGTTGAATTAACCAAAACCGCTAGTTTAAATGCTACAGAAAATCCATCTATTAAAATTGAAAATAGTCCTACTAGTCTCAGATACGCATATGGTATATGGATTTATGTACATTCGTGGGACTCGAGTAAAGCGAAAACTATTTATAGTAGACCTAATAATATTAAACTATATTTTGACAAAAATTCACCAATATTAAAATGTGATATTACATTGGATAATGATACACCGAAAACTTTAGAAATTACTGATAATTTCCCAATACAAAAATGGACCCATATTGTCATTAGTGCGGATGGTCAGTATATTGATAGTTATATTGATGGTAAACTAGTCAAATCTGGTAGAATGTATACAGCCGAACCTGCATCTACACCAAAAACACCTGGCGATGGAGATATGAATCTTGGTGGAGGAACAACATTTGATGCATATATTTCCAAATTTCAGCATTGGGATAAACCAGTTGACCCACAAACTGTATGGGATACATACAATGAAGGTAATGGTCAAGGTAACATGACGAATTTTGTTAGTTCTTATGGAATTGACTTATCTATACTCAAAGATAATGTTGAACAATCAAAATATAAAATTTTTTAATTAATGGGGTATTTCGGACAAAATCGTTTTATACATGTATTATATAACGATTATGAATACACAACCTGCAGTTCCTTCATCTACAAATATAGAAGTTCCAGAAAGTGTACAAAATATAGGTGATAATATTAGTCAATCATTTAATAATATTTCTCAATCTGTTAATTCTAGTTTAGATGGATTTTCTCAACAAGCTGAAGCCGGAGTTGAGGCATCTTCGGGATTTTTAGATTCAAATTCCATTATCGCCAAATTTGCCTTTCTTATTTTAGTCATTATTGTATTTTTATTCCTACTAAATTTAGGAATTTTAGCTATTCAATATTTTATGGGTTCTTCTGACAGTCCTTATCTAATTGATGGTATGATTGGTGGTAATGAAGCACAAACAATTACACAAGACCCAAAAGACAATAAGTCCATATTAATTAAAAGATCTAATAACGAAGAAAGTGGTATTGAATTTACATGGTCAACATGGATACGCATAGATGAATTAAAGAGCGGAACTGATATTAATAAATATCAACATATTTTTCATAAAGGTGAGAAAGATAATTTTAATGAGGATGGTATTGCCAAAGTAAATAATGCACCTGGTTTATATGTTAAACAAATTACACCTCTAGATAAAGCTAATTTTGCATCTTTAAAAATAATTATGTCAACAACAGAAAGTGGTAATGATAATTTTATTGAAGTTGATGATATTCCATTAAAACAATGGGTAAATGTTATTATTCGTCTACAAAATACTACTTTAGATATATATATTAATGGTACTGTATCTGGTAGATATAATTTAAGTGATGTTCCTTTCCAAAATTTTTACGATGTTCATGTTTGTCAAAACAATGGATTTACTGGAAAATTATCAAACTTAAGATATTATGATAGTGCTTTAAATATTTTTCAAATAACAAAAATTGTAAATGCTGGACCTAATTTAACAGCATTAGAAGATTCACAGAAATTACAAAATAATTATAATTACTTATCTACTTCTTGGTACACATCTAAACTCTAATTTATTCTATATATATCTTAAATGAGTATAGACGATCTATGTGAACAATATAAATTAAACCGATTAAACAATATCCCACCTGTTAGATATGAACCTATTAATCCATATCTTAATTCTAATTTAACAAAATTGCAACTAGATATGCGAAGAAAAACCGAAATTTTAAAATATAAAAAAAGTTCATCTCAAGGTTCACAATTAACAAAGAAACAAATACAATCGCAATCAGCTCAACGTAGTTTTAATCCATCAAGAGCTGTATGTCCAGATGATTATAAAATTCCGGTTTTATCTACGGCTGCAGGAATTCCTGGTCCACCTATGTATTTAGTAGAAGACAGAAATATACCATTATATAATTTTGTAAAAAACACTAATGCTTATGCTGAACAGGCTCCAGAAGATGACACTCAGTGGGTATTTACTACAAATCCTAATTATTATTCTCAACCCGATTTTATACTTGCCCAAATTGCAACATTAAATATTAAAAATAAAATAGAATTTCCTATTATGAAATTTAATTATGTAACACCTATCATATTTAGATTACAGGGTAATAATATGACTAGTGCTCATAATAATATTATTACTACTGCAACTATTGATACTAGTAAAATTTCTTTTGAAGTTTATTATAATAATAGTCTAATTGCTAATAACAATCTTATTGATATTAAATTTAATACACTATATTCTACCAATTCTATTGAAACTAAAATACAAAACCCGAATAATACAGATACTTATAATTATTTTAGCGAAGCATATGTAGGTACATTAAATTTCAATAATATTCAGTTAACTACTGCACCTGGATTTAATTATGATTTTAGAATTAGATATAATGTAGATATTATTGCTTCAAGTGAAGATACCAATAAAAAAACTTTTGTTGAAGCAAACTCTATATTTTCTATGTATGTAAATATTAATGATGATTATACGATACAATCACCTGTAAATTGTGAAATTACTTCAAATTTATCATCACCACCCGATAAAATAATTACATTTATTGGAAATGGAAATTAATCTATTTCTATAAATTCATCATATTTATCGCGACATAACGGACAGTTATCACATTTACGAACACAAGTATCACATATCATATGGGTACAATTAGGAACAATTAAAGCATCTGGTTCAATTGTTTCATAGCAGACTGGGCACTGTTGAAATTCATTTATTTTTTTATACATTTCTCTCCATAATTTCTGTGTACGGGTATAATGAATAGCATTTCGTTCCATTTCTGTATCCTTTGCTTTTTTTATTTTTATAATTTTTTTTTGTAGTACACTATAATTAAATGTTAATTCCTCTATAGCTTCTTCATATTCATCACTTAAGGTCAATAATCTATCTATTTCTTTATTTTTGATTTCTAATTCTGTTAATGGACGTGGAAACGGGGTATGTGATTTATGATACATTATTTTTAAATTTAATATTTCATTATTTATTGATTTATGCTCCCATACATTGGAAATATACATATGTGAAACTACGCGATGATTAATATATAAACGAAATTCTTTAAAATATTTATCAAAAGCTTCAATAAACTCATGTATTGTTGGTACTTCTTGTTCACCATATATTGGTTGTTCATCTTCCCATATATTATTACTTTCATCATCAACTGTATAAACGTCACGATGACCTAATACAACCTGATTCGGTACTTTCAAAACATATTTTTGGATATAACAATTTTTATTTGTTGTGTTACTTATTAAATCATATGTTGTAATCATATATCTTTTATTATTATTATTGGTTTTTACTTCAAAATCTTCCATAAATGTTGCAAATGCATGTTTAAATAATTCTTCACGCGTTTGTTTAGGCATTGTTGATTATATTTTATAATTTATTAATCTAATATTTTGACTCAATTTTTTATTAATTTGTTTACATAATATATAATGCCTCGTTGTCCTCCTGGTTCAAAACGTTGTCCACCTAAAACTGGTAAATGTTATAAAACTAAATCTGCAAAGAATAAGACTGTAAAACGTAATCGTTCAATCAAAAAAACTTCTGGTAAAAAATTAACATGGATTCAACATCTTAAAATGTGTTCCAAAAAATTCAACATTAAATACGGTGAAGCTATGTCTGACACTAGATGTCTAAATTTATACCGTCATGGTCATGAATAAATTTATTAATATATTTTTGTAAATACCGTTCTCTATATTTACAAATATTTTCTATATTTGATGGATATGTTTTGACATCAAATGTATATTCATCTATACGATTAATTACACAATAATAAATATATTCATAATAATTCATCAATTTCGCTATTTTACTGTATTCATTTTCCCAGTTATTGATATTTTTATTATGATAAAATACATTATCTAAAATTGTAGATGGTTGGTATAAATGAATTTTCGGGTTATATGTATCATCTATATCCGTATAATTTATAAATATTTTATATAATACTTTCATTTTATTTACTATTTCCATATACGTTTTTTTTATTTTATCATCAATTTCTATATTACTTGCGATTTTTGATATTTGAATATTTATCCACTGTAAGTCGGGTAAAAATGTACGATTTATTTCAATATTGGTATTTCCATATTTTAATTTATGTAACATGGATTTTTCATAATTATACTTTTGCTTTATAGTTTTTATTTTTGATACTTCTTCTTGTATACCATTTAATGACCAGTTATCTATGTCTTTGTATTCCATTAATATATTATGTATTTCATTATTCTGGATTTCATATTCTTCTAATGTTATTTCAAATTCTTTTATGATTTGATTTTTTGTATTATTATTCATATTTTCTTCTATATAACAACCGCCACGTACATTATCTATTCCATAATAATGCATAAATTTTTTTACATAAAAATCTATTTCACTGTTTTGATGTATTGTTGTGGATTCTAATATATCTATGGGTTTATACTTTTTTAAATAGTTATATTGTAATTCACATTCTAATATAATTTTTGCTTTTTCATTTTTATATATGTTTGAACAGTGCAATAAATATTTATCACTTTCCAATTTTATTACATATAAAAACATTTTTATATGTAGTATAAATTAATCATTTTATATTATTTTTTATGTACATTACATGAGTATATGAATTTATTGTACATGAGTATGTGAAATTATTGTACATGAGTATGTGAAATTATTGTACATGAGTATGTGAAATTATTGTACGGGTTGGATTTATACACATTTTTTGGGATGGAAATACTTGGCCAGACATACATTTACTGTTATCATTTACCTGTATACAACCTCGTTTTCCTTGATATTCACCAACTAAACACCAATTTGTTTTTCCAGAAGTTATTGGTTTTTGAATAGGATCTACACTATTATCTGGTTTTGGAATATTTATTTTGGGTTTTGATTCGTTTATTGTTTTATCTATTGAATTATTTGCTGAATTATTTGTTGAATTATTTGTTGAATTATTTGTTGAATTATTTGTTGAATTATTTGAATCTATTATATTACCAGAAGATACACTATCCATTTGAGTTAATGCTTTTTCATTTACATTATCACGACTTGCATCTTTTAATAAATCTGCAGCAGATTGTAATGTATCACCTGCTAAATCTATACCCGTTTTAGCTACACCAGTTACTACATCAGATGATTTATCTAGTACTGTTCCTGTTGTATATCCAAATATAGACAATAATTGGACAAATAATGGCCCGAATAAATTACTTATTATTTCAATTAAATTTCCAATTGATGCTAATAAATTTATTCCTAAAAATGATAAAATTAATAAAGTGGTCAATATAATAATTAATAAATTTTTACCTCTAAACATACCAGATTCATTTGTTGATGCAGAAATTACAGAGGTTGTATCTACTATAGTAGGCGTTATTGATTTTTGACTAGTTTCAAATGATTGGTTCATGATTTATATATAATAACTATTTATTTTTATAGATATGAGAATAAATATAATATGAAAAGAATTTAGACATTCGTTTAGTAATAGTTTATAATTTGTATTCTTATTATAATGAAAATTATAGGAATGCTTGAGACGTTTTTTATAATTAGTTTAGCGATTACCTTTCTATTAGTGGTTTTTTTAGTATACCATTTCAAAAATAGAATTTCTACATTAGAAAATAAATGTGACACTATGTTTGAAATTATTAACAGTGTTGCAAGTGAATTAGGTCATGTACGAAATATACTACAAATTACTAACACAAATGTGCATGCAACGCAAGAAATTAACCAGAATGAAGGAAGAATTCAGGTTAATTTAAGTGATAATGAACAAGACTTAACTGATACTGAAAGTGAATATGAAACTGATAGTGAACATGAATCTGATAGTGAACATGAATCTGATAGTGATGTTGAAGCCGACAATGATGTTGAAGCTGACAATGATATTGAAGCTGACAATGATATTGAAGCTGACAATGATATTGAAGCCGACAATGATGTTGAAGCCAGCATTGATAATGAAGCTAATAATAATATTAAATTAGTTTCGGTAGAACTTAACGGGGATATTGATAACCCAATTGAATCAAATGAAGATGATAGTATTATTGATACGGATAATGAACCTGTCACACAATTTGAACAAACTGAAGAACCACAAATTATTGTAGAAAAAATAGTAGATGAAAATAATCATTTAGATGAATCTTCTATTACTAGTTCACATAGTAATACTAACAAAAGTGTATATAAGAAAATGACATTAACTGTATTAAAATCATTAGTCATTGAAAAGGGTCTTATGAGTGACCCAAGTAAATTAAAAAAAATTGAATTAATTGAACTTATTGAATCTTCCGATATTTAGATTATTTCATATAAAAAATAAAATATATATAATATATAATTATAAGTGTATATTATAATGCAATCTACCAAACAAGAATTTATACGATGTGCATATCCGGTTGTTAAGGAAACTGTACCATTATCTTCACGTGGATATTATACTAACAATAAATATCCAGAAGTACCACCATTAATGAGTGATGGGCGCGCAATTACAGCAGCATGGCAACATGATGCAGTTACCAATGCTAAACTTATTGAAGAAAATAATATTAAGTCAAATTGGGCCTATCGCAAATATCTCACACAAAACGCTACTCAAGTTATGCAAGACAATTTTAGAGAATCTTCCAATGATACTGGCTACAATTCCCGCTTTGCCACTGCACCGAATATTCAATCTAACCAAGTCATGTATTTTTCATCACCTTTAGTATATTCTTCTATAGAAGATAATACAAAGACTCTTGGCCATACTACTAGTGATTTAAAAACTGATTATTTATCTAGAGAAATTTTACAATCACGTACTATTTCACCCGCGATTACACAAGATGTGTTAATTAGAACTCTTGGATTTGACAAAAAAACGGAGGAAAAAGAATAAATACTTTATATCATATAAAATATAAAATAAAAACGTTTATATTTCATAATGAAAGTTATTAGTTTTGATATTGGAATCAAAAATATGGCTTACTGTGTTTTATCTAACACAGACAACCCAGAAAAACCGATTATCATTCATGATTGGAATGTATTGAATATGCTTCCTGAGCAAAATACTATTCAACATTCATGTACATGTATGATTCCTGGTAAAACCAAAAAAATACAACCAAAACCTTGTGGAAATAAAGCAAAATTTATTAAAAATGACGACTTTTTCTGTGATAGACATGCAAAAAGTAATAAACAATGGACTATACCTACTAAAAAACATAATATACCTTATATTAAAAAATTAAAAGTTGATGAATTAACATCTCTATGCAATTCTCATATGTTACTTTTAACACCAGAAACCAAAAATATTAAAAAAAATGGATTAATTGAACTACTTTCTAATTTTTATACTAAAATTTGCCTTCAACCCATTATATCTAAAAAAACGAAAAATGCCAATGAAATTGACCTAATTAATATTGGAAAAACTATGAAAATTATGATGAATTTATTACCAGATATTGATACTATCACACATGTTGTTATTGAAAACCAAATTTCACCTATTGCAAACCGAATGAAAACAATTCAAGGTATGTTAGCACAATTCTTTATTATGAAAAATGATGATATACATATTGAATTTGTATCTTCCTCTCATAAACTCAAACAGTTTAAAGAATTTGATGAAGAAATTATACAAAAAAATACCATTATATCTACTGATAAAAATACTACAAAAACCAATCCTAATTATAAGGCACATAAAAATGATGGTATTCAATACTCTAAAACTATTATTGAAAATAATACATATCTTAATCACTGGCGAGATTCATTAAATACCAAGAAAAAAGACGATTTAGCTGATTCTTTTTTACAAGGTATTTGGTATTTAAAAAATAAAAATATTATATTGTATGCGGATGATTTAAAAATAAAACATGTATTAATAACATAATAATGGAAACTATCGACCTTAATTTAGATAATCTTGACCCTGTTTCTATAGATTTGAATAATAATTCATCTAGTTCTGCACCTTCTGTTAATTTTGGTTCTGGTATTGAACTTCTCATGAATGATAAAAAAAGAAGCTCATCTAGTGATAATATTAAACTTGATTTAGGCGATTTAGATACATTAGAACGAGAAATGAATGATTTATCTAGTACTGCTACTGCCTCTGCAAAAGAACAAAGTAGTGGAGAAAGTAAAACTTTATCTAATATGGCTTCCAATTTATTTGGTATGGGGGGATTTACTGAACCCGCTATTGAAATTAATAATCATGATAATAATATAAATGATGCCAATCTAGGTCAAGCTACCAGAGATAGTGCTGGAAATACTAATACTTGGGATGGATATTCTAAAATGAATGATATTCCTACTGCATCTTCCGGCTCAAAATTAAATGACCGTGAAAAAAGACGCAAAAAGAGAATGATGTTGAAAAAAATGGAAGAATGGTATTCAAAAGGACAACTTCACAACAGCTCTAACTTTTCTATGGATTCCCCCTATGATGAGATTGAAGATGAATACGAAACTGTTATGGAAGATAAACGCAGAAAAGATGCTATCAAGTTACAGGGATGGTGGTTCATGACTTTTATTAATTCTATTGAATATGGTAATGCCGCATTTAATCCATTTGACCTTAATCTTGATGGATGGGGCGAACAGGTCAGTGAAGATATTGATAGTTATGAAGAGATTTTTAGTGAATTACATGATAAGTATAAGGGTGGCAAAATGGCACCCGAATTGTCATTATTATTACGAGTTGGATTCAGTGCTGCTGTATTGAACTTTTCTAATAAAGCTCTTTCATCCGCTGCACCCGCGTTTAATGATGTTATCAAGCAAAGTCCGGAACTTATGAAAATGTTTACAAATGCTACTGTTAGTAGTATGAGTCAACAGTCACCAAGTTTTGAATTCGCTAGTAATTTAATGCAAGACCATAATAATAAACCTAGAGGTCCACCACCACCTTCACCTGTTAAAACACAAGAACAAGCACCACCACAACGACCCGGTATGACTTTTACAGATACACCCAGTAATAGACCGGATATTAATGCTAGTAGAGGTACCATGTTCAGAGAACAGGGGGTTGACGTTAATAATCATTTCCAAAGTGTTAACGAACCATCCAAAAAAATGGAAACACCTAGACAAAGACCGGAAATGAAAGGACCACAGAACAGTGATATTGATAATATTCTTTCGGGCTTAAAAACACGCAGTATTGATATACAGCAACAACCACCTGGTCCTACCAACCAAGGTGATGATTCTATGATTTCTATTAGTTCATTAAATGAAATGCAAAATGGCAATCTACCTAAACGCTCTCGTAGAAAAAATAAATCTGATAAAAATACCATCTCTCTAGACATCTAATTCCTTTAATTATAAAAACTATAAAAAATATTGTAAATATCTTACAATATTTTTACCACTCTTTTTTCTTTATTTTGTATTGCGAAAATATGATTGATATAACCAACTTGCATTTATTTTTAGTTCATCTATTTTTTTTTCTATTTTTTGTAAATTATATTTCTTAACACAGTTGGGATTGGGATTGGGATTTTGTTTTAATATACGTTCACCACCCTGCACCTTTATGATGCATAATTTATGTATGTTATGAAGATACGTATTGTTATACATATTGTTATTTTTGCTTTTTAATATATATATATGTAAAATATTATCAATTTTTTACATATTATATCTAATTGAGAACCCATATAAAAATATTTTTTATTATTTATTATTATGGATTTTTTACATTTGATTATTATCATTTTTTATTTTACTGGTTGTTCCGGCATTATATATGCATGTTATTATCCAGAAACTTTTTATCCATACTTTTTTGGATTACTTTCTAATTTTTATAATACATATATTAATCAACATGTTGTTTATTATGGAATCACTTTGTTTACCAACTATTGTGCTATTAAAAATAAAATTGATAAATATAACAAACTAGTTTATTATTCACACCCATATATTACATATACCATTGATATTTGTGAATATTCATATCACTTCTTATATGCTGAATTATATGGAAACAATATTTTACCTTTTCACAAATTATGGATCACTCAAAATCAACTATACATTTGTGAATTCTCCAACTCATCATATAAATGGAAAAACATTGATAATTACCATTTTATCAATTATAATGATTCACAAACTGTTACTTACGTTTCTTTTATAAAATCATTTAATCTTGCTTCTTATTTACTCAGTACTACCGAATTTAATCCTCTCTATAATGACAACCTTTTATTTGGAAAATATTTTGATACTTATGTTTCACGTGTACAATATAACAATATAATTCAACTCAAAAATAAAGACGAATTTTCTCATCCCTCCAACGTCTCATTTTTGTCTATTGAATTAAAATTTCCTTACGCTAAAATTAATATGGAACTTGACAAATCTTTTCTCTTTATTAACAATGAACTTTTTTCTAAAACATTTTTAAAAAGATACCTTGATTATAATAATATTGTTGTTCCTTTTACAAATGACTACACAGTCAATATCATGGATTCTAATATTAATATGATTACGATTAAACCTGATGAATATATGCGACTTAACAAACTGGATTATTCTATTCTGAAAAATAATAATCAACTTATACCAACAAACTAACAAAAAGGGCTTAAAGATTTTTCAAATTATTATATAAGGGCGTAATCACTATGGATGCAGTGAGTATTTCTACCCAATTACATACTTTAAATGATAAATGGAATATATATTACCATTTACCAGATAACAAAAACTGGGATTT